TGATGGAGATAATGTAATTACTTTACCAAATGGAGCTGGTTATTTATATGTAAGAGAAGCATTTTTTGATGTTTTAAACTATGTAGACACATTAGCTGACCATATTATTTTATCTGGGCATATCAAAGATAAGCAAGTAGATGATAAAGGTGAAATGGTTATGTCTGCTAATATAGATTTAACTGGTAAAATCAAGTCTTTAATCTGTGCTAATGCTGATGCAATTGGTTATATGTTCAGAAAAGGTAATCAAGTATTCTTATCATTTAAAACTAATGAAGAGACAACTTGTGGTGCAAGACCTGAGCATTTAAGAAATGCAGAAATAGTTATTAGTGAAGCTAATGACAAAGGTGAGATAATTACTCACTGGGATGAAGTATATAAATAATAAATAAAAATAAGAAAAATGGCAATTGGAACAAAAGATGTCGGAACAGGTGGAAGTGGAATACCAAAAACAATTAGTCCAGGTAATCACAAATTAAAACTTAATAGTTTAGTAGGTGAAGATTTTAAATTTATTCCAGGTGGTATAAGTATAATACTTAATCTTGAGACTGAACCTCTTGAAGGATTTGAAGGATTTATGTTGGATAAAGAAAATCCAGATGCTGGTCATTATAAAGGTCAAATTGGTAGAGTAAAATCTGGCCAATATGCATTTGCAGATGGAGTAACTAAATCAGGTGTACAAATTTCTAGAGATAATAGTATATTAGTATTTATTAAATCATTATGTACTACATTAGACATAGTTAATTGGTTTGATGCTCAAGATAATAAGCACAATACAATTGAAGAGTTTATCACTGCATTTGATAAAACAGCACCTTATCAAGATAAGTATTTAGATTTCTGTATTGCAGGAAAAGAATATGAAGGTAAAACAGGTTATACAAATTATGACTTATATTTACCAAAATCTTCTAGAGATGGTTTTGCATATGCTAAACTTGGATCTGGTAAACAGTTACTATATTCTGAAGCTCTACATCTTAAAAAATTAGAAGCTAAGAAGGTAGAAGCATTTGGTGAGGATGATTTTGAGGTATCAACTAAGGTTGGCTCAGACTTTGATTTAGACTAACAATAGTTTAAAGGGGAGTCAGGAAATGGGCTCCCTTTTTAATTAAAGTTAAAAGATATGATTTCAACTAAAAATGTAATTAGATTCCAGGATGTACCAACAATTTGGATCTTTGAGAATTATTTAAATCTTACTGAACAATTAGACGGACAGCAGATAAAAATTAAATCTGTATTTAAAACTGAAAAGACTCCATCAATGATTATTTATATGGATGCTGCAACAATGACATATAAGTTTAAAGATTTTTCATCAGGTTATCAAGGAGACTCTATATCATTAGTACAATATATGTGTGGTATTAAAGATAGAGGAGAAGTTTCTTATAAAATAGTTAATGACTATGTTAAATACCTAGATGATCATAAACCTTATAAAGCTCCTGAAATTAAAACTTATGAAAATTATAAAGTAACTGATTATACTATTAGACATTGGTCTAACTTTGATCAGAAATACTGGGGACAATATCATATTGGTTCTAAGATGCTAGAAATATATAATGTATCTGCATTAGAGTATTATAAGATGACCAGACTTGAACTTAATGGTACTACATCTGAGATTATTATTACAGGTTTAAATCTGTATGGTTATTTCAAAAAAGATGGCACATTGTATAAGATTTATCAGCCTAAGAATATGAATAAGAAATTCTTAAAGTTAGGTAATCATATACAAGGGTCACAACAACTATCACTTACAGTAGATTATTTAGTTATTACTTCTTCATTGAAAGATATAATGGCTTTTAATAAGCTTGGCTTTAAGGATATAGAATGTATTGCTCCGGATAGTGAAAATACTATGATTAAAGAGCAAAACATAAATAAACTTAAAGAGAAATATAAAAAGATATGTGTACTATTTGATAATGATGAAGCAGGTATTAATTCTATGAAGAAATATAAAGAAAGATATAATCTTGATTTTATTATTCTTGATATGGAGAAAGATGTATCAGATTCTATTAAAGTACACGGTATTGAAAAAGTAAAAAAAGAAGTATTAAAATTACTTAATGAATCATTATATGAAAGGTAAGATTAAAATAAATTATGAATTTGATGAAAAGGCACCAGAAAAGTTTACTACAAGTTTAAAAATACATGGAGTTACTCCTGCACATCTTATACATGCAGTAGTATTATTAATAGAAACTATTGAGAAAGAAGGTGGTATCAATGTAAAAAAAACATTAACTGAAGTATTCTCAGGTAAATTTATACAAGAACGTCAGAGTATTATACCACAGGGTGATGCTTAAATTTTAAAATTATGAGTTGGATATATAAAGGTAAAGAATTTACTGAAGATATGATTCCTGAAAATGCAATAGGTTTTATTTATAATATGACTGCAATAATAGACGGAAAATCAATTAGTTATATTGGTAAAAAGAATTTTTATGCAGATATTAAAACAAAACTGAGTAAGAAGGCTATGTCAACTGATAAGAGATTAAAGACATATAAAAGAGTAAAGAAAGCTACTTATCAAAATTATTACAGTAGCAATGAAGTACTGAAAAAAGCACACAAAGACAATATAAAAATTAAAAGAGATATACTAATGATATGTACTACTAAATTAGAATTGTCATACCAAGAAACTAAACATCAATTTGTATTAGGAGTACTTGAGTCTGATAAATATTTAAACGGTAATATATTGGGTAAATTTTTTAAGTTTAAATAATAAAAAGTTATGGATAAAAATAGTTTAGAAAAAATAATGTTTGGTTTAATCAGTCATGGTATTAAAAAAGTTGTAATATATTATGAAGGTGGTGGAGATAGTGGAGCAATTGAATATGTTCATGCTACTCAAGATCCAAATATAGGATATTATGATTTAGAAAATTGGGATGATGAACATTCATTAGGTAATATTGATATAGTATTAAGTAATTTAATTGCAGAATACTGTCAAGAAATGTTATTAAATGATATAGAAGACTGGTGGAATAATGAAGGTGGTCGTGGTTATGTTTATATTGATGTAGAACTTGGTACATATACAATTAATAATAGTGTCAGAGTAATTGAGTATGAAGATTATCATCATAAAGGTAATTTAAAAGATAAAAATAAGAAATAATAATTATGGGAGAATTAGAAATGACAAGCCTCTTATTTAAGTTGGCTGATCTTGGTATTACAGGTATTAAAGTACACTATAATGGTGGAGGAGACTCGGGTGCTATAGAATGGATTGGTTATACAAATGAACCTTGTGCAAGTACAGCAGATGTATTTAATAATATTGATGCTTGGGACAATAATAATAATGCTTTAGAAGATAAAGAATTATATAAATTAATTGAAGAGTTTGTACAATCTAAAATTCTTAATGATATAGAAGATTGGTGGAACGATGAAGGTGGTTTTGGTAACTTATGTATACTTGTTTCTTCAGGAGATTATAATATAAACAATTATATAAGAATCATTGAAACTGTAGCTTATCATCATAAAGGTAATTTAATTGATAAAAGTTTAGAATAATGAATAAAAAACAAGAAATAGAAAAAATGGAAATTGATACTGGATATCTTAATTATGAGTTTTCAAAAAAATTAAAAGATTTAGGCTATGACGGAATGAGCCTTATGTTATATATTAAAGATGCTCATGTTGGCTGGTATTCAAAATACATAACAAATGAAATTATTGACAAGTTAGAAAATACAACTGAAGAATCTTGTGTTGCGGCACTTAGACCTTTTGTATTTAATTGGTTTGATAAAAAAACAGATTGGTTAATTTCAATACAACAAGTTGGAAAAACAGAATTTGGATTTACTATTTCTTTTGATGAAGAAAATGTAATAAAAAGTTTTTCCTATTCTAATAGAAAAATAGCTGAAGAAACTTGTTTAAAAGAACTTATTAAAAAATACATTAAATAAAATGAGTCATCCTTTAGAACATTGTAAGTCCTCAGTAAGAAAATGGGGTGGAGAATGGAGTGATTACATTGCAATTCATAATTGGTTTGATGAAACTAAAAAATGGATTGGGCATAGTAAACACAGAATGTTTAGACATCATAGTGAAGGTATATTTGAATGTGAAAAGATATTTGGAATGTCTTTTGTCAACTCAGATGGTAAAACTGTATATACAAGATATGTTGGAGAACAACATGTAAAAGAGGATTGTAATAATTATATCCCAAGTGCTAAAGAATGGGTGGATAATATAAATAAACCCACAGAATGGATGATTAAAACACTTAAAATAGAAGACTGATGAGACAAATAACATTAAAAATTAATTTATTGGAATGGAAATTAATTCCAAAAAAATCAAAAGGAATACATGCTAGTTATGCATGGTTATGTTTAGAACTAAAACTTGATTATAAACCTTAAAAATAGAAGACTAATGGAAAAGATGAATAAAGAAGTAGAAACACAAGTAGTAAACTTGTTAAATCAATTAGAAGTACTAATTTCTAATAATATGGAATATGATGATGAAAACCCAGAAACATGTCAAAAAACTGAAGTTTTAGGGTTATTAAATTATATTGAATCTGAACTTTTAGAAATAAACTAGAATTATGGAAAAGCAATTATTTATAATAGATGGCTATAGAATCTGGGCATTTACATATGAAGATGCATATGCAAATTACTTAGTGATATCAAAATTATAGAAATGGAAAAAGTAGTATTGAATAGAGAAAGTGTTGAAAGTATATATAAAATGTATAATTCTCCTGATAAAGAGAATCATGTTGTTGCAAATGAAATACTAAATAATTGTGATATTAATGCATCTGAAGGATGGTTAATCATATTTTATGGTATGAGTTTAAAAAGTGATGATTATTGGTTAGAAAATATGCCTAATGTTTTTGTTAGAGTCCGTGAATTAGGTATTCAAAGTGATCATAAGTTAAGTGCAGCACAACTTGTTAATGCTTTAATTGTTGCAAAAGTAGAACCTGGGATTATGGATTACTATTTAGAAATTCATGTTGAAGATTTAAAAAGAGCAATGTCAAACTGGGGTTATCCAGTTAATAAATTAAATTACTCAATAACATTAAAAAATGAAGAATAGAGAAGATAGTTTAGCAAAAACCAGTAAAGACTTGATGTTAAAGGAGCCCTATTATGGATTCTTTTTAATCATGTTAAATAAAGTATGGAATAATAAAATAGTTCCTACTGCTGGTGTAAGTAAAAATAATATTAATTATCAACTTACAATTAATGAAGATTTCTGGACAAGTTTATCTGAAGATCATAGATTAGGTTTACTTAAGCATGAGTTACTTCATATAGCTTTTGGTCATCTTACTATGTATTTTAAGTTTAGTGATAAAAAACTAGCTAATATAGCTATGGATATGGAGATTAATCAGTATATTTCAGATGAATTACTACCAAAAGGTGGTATTAATATAGATGATTATCCTGATTTAAATCTTGATAGAAAAGCAGGTTGTAGATATTATTATGATAAACTACAACAGGCTAAAGAAGATAAAGACAAAAATGGCACAAGTGGTGATGATAATTTTGATAAGTTAGCTGATCAAATGGATGCTGGAGATGAAATGGCCAGTGATCATCCTACTTGGGCTGATTTTGAAGACATGACTGAAGCTGAGCAAAAACTAATTGAGAAACAATTGAATAAGATTCTCAATGATGCTAAGGAGATGACTGAAAAGAAAAGAGGTAATATTCCTGGAGAAATTGAGGGTTTACTTGAAATGGAAGAAATTAAGCCTGCTAAATTTGATTGGAGAGGATATATGAGAAGATTTACTGGTGTGTCATCTAAAGTGTATACTAAAAAGATAAGGAGAAAAGAGAATAAAAGATATTCTGAGAATCCTGGTCTTAAGATTAAAATGAAACAACATATGTTGTTGGCTATTGATACTTCAGGATCAGTATGTGATCAAGAGTTACATGAATTTATGAATGAGATATTACACATCTATAAACAAGGTGTTGATATTACCATAGTACAATGTGACACTGCTATCAAAAGCATAGAACCTTATAAAGGTAAAAATGAAATTGAGATATATGGAAGAGGTGGAACAGAATTTGATCCCGTCCTTGAATATTATAATGAGAATATAAGAAAATATACTAGCTTAGTGTATTTTACTGACGGTGAGTGTTATACTAATGTAAAGCCAAAAGCTCCTATATTGTGGGTGCTGTCTGAGCAATCTTATATGAACACGGAACTTCCCGGAAAAGTTATTAAGTTAGAAATTTAAAAAATTAAAAAAGATGAGTCAAGTTCAATTAAATGTAGAAGAGTTAAAAGGGTTTTTAAAACACATAGTTGGTAATAATCAATACATCCAAGCTGAAGGTAAAGTACCTGTTGCAATAAATGTAGAAGGTGATGCAGGTCTTGGAAAGACTTCAGCTGTTAAGCAATTAGCAATTGAGATGGGTATGAATATTATTAAATTAAATCTTTCACAGATTGAAGAGTTAGGTGATTTAATTGGTTTTCCATTTAAAGAATTTGAGATGGTTAGAGAAGATGGTGCTACTAAATGGGTTCAAGAATCTTTAATGGAAACTTATATTAAGAATAGATATAAACCTACTAATAGTAGTAGAATGTCACATGCTGCTCCAGAATGGATACAAGGGCAAGGTGAAGGTGGTTTCTTGATTTTAGATGATTATACTAGAGCTGATCATAGATTTATGCAAGCAACTATGGAGCTTATTGATCAGCAGGAATATATTTCTTGGAAATTGCCAAAGAACTGGCACATAATATTAACTTCAAATCCAGACAATGGAGATTATAATGTAACTGCATTAGATGTAGCTCAAAAGACTAGATTTATATCAGTTGAAATTAAATTTGATATTAATGTATGGGCTAAGTGGGCTGAGCAAGTAGGAATTGATGGTAGATGTATCAATTTTATGTTGATGAATCCAGAAGTAGTAACTCAAAAAGTTAATCCAAGAGCTATTACTACTTTTTTTAATGCTATTAGTTCTATTGAGAAGTTTGAAGAGCAGTTACCGTTAATTCAAATGATTGGAGAAGGTTCAGTAGGACCTGAATTCTCTAGTATGTTCACTATGTTTATTAATAACAAGATGGATAAAATTATATCTCCAGCTGATATTATGACTAATGTAAATGAAGCATATGTAGTTGGAGCATTAAATGGAGCAATAGGTACTGGAGATGAATTTAGAGCTGATATTAGTAGTATTATTACTACAAGACTTATAAATTATTCATTGACACATGCAGCTAATCATTCTATAAGTGATGCTATGATAAACAGATTAGTAAAACTTACTACAGACTGTGACGCATTCACTAATGATCTTAAATACTATTTAGTGAAAGAGTTATTAGCAGGCAATAAGCCTAAATTTTCTAAGCTAATGATGAATCCACAAGTAGTAAAGATGGCTGTCAAATAGTAAAAGCATAAAACTGTTTCCCATAAAAAGGAGCATAAACACAATTAAAACAAATATAAAGCGGTGTAAAAGCCGCTTTTTTTAAAATTAAATTATATGAAAGAGGCATTATTTATAGAGATGGAGATTGCAAATGGTGATTGGTATGATAATCATGATATAAACTCTTTATCTTTTAGGTTTGATATAGATACTAAAATATGTGATTTTAATAATATATATGATAATAAAATATTTAACACAGTATTAACAGGTTATACACCTACATTAAATGATAAATTATATTTTGCAAAAGGAGTTAATATTCCAAGAGTAAAACTTAAAAATCTTGCAAAAGATTACAAAATTAAATCTACTACTGATTTAGTAAATGCATCAGCAATTTTTATTTCAGAAAATAGTAATTCAAAATACACAACTATGCAATGGACATATACTGTTGATACTGCTGAATTTAAACAATATTTTGAAGATTATTTAGCTCTAAACTTAGGTGATGATTATTATAATCAAAAAGTAATAGATGCATTAGAATTTTATACTGGAGAATTAATTGGAATTTCATATAATACAAGAGCTTTTCTTCAAAATTCACATATTCCATTTAAATTAACATCTGGTACTAGTTATTCTTCTACACATTATATTTTTATACAAAATGAATATCTTGATGCTTATGAAGAAATAAATAATTCAACTATACCAGTATATGATGAATCAGAATTACTAAAACACCTTAATGGAAATGAGGCATTGGGTATTGATGTTGATATGTATGACAGCTTATGTGAAATGTTTAATAGTTCTGATACTGATAATCACACAATGGCTATGGAAATCATGGCTAATTCAAATTTTGAAGACAGTGTGTTGTATCTTAGTTTACTATTTTATTCATACTCTAGTCAAATGCAGCAATGTAGAAGTAAAGGACATGTAAATTTTAAATCATTATTATCTTTAATGACATTACCAAGTTCATATTTTAGAATGAATATTGATGATGTTATGGATAAACTAAAAAAGCATAAGCAATTAACTAAAGAAAATGTTGACATAGTGCTAAAGCTCCACGGGGATGATATAACTGATGGAGGTAATTCTACATATTTTAGAGTAAAAACTATTACTTTATGTACTGAATATCTTGAAGCTATGGATTTTAATTATACTTTTGTAGTGCAAGAAGATTTTGTTGCATCATCCCCAGAAATTGAATTACCTGATTTAGAAGAAGAAGCAGTTGTTGCATCTATTGCAACAGAACCTGAAAAGATAGATAAAGTCTTAATTGACTTTGATAATGTGAATCTAGAATTAAAAACAAACACTGATGGCTATTTCTTATAATGAAGAATTAAATCAATTTTATAATAGTGACTTTTATTTTAGTTACTCAAGTATTAATAAGCTGCTGTATTCACCAGCAGCTTTTTATAGACACTATATCTTAAATCAAAGAGAAGATATGGTTGATGCTCATTTAGTAGCAGGGAAAGTAGTACATTGTTTATTACTTGAACCAAAGAATTTTGATAAAGAATTCATAGTAATACCTGGTAATCTTCCAAAAGATAACAACAGGTTATTAGTAGATGAAGTCTTTAAGGTTTATCAATCACAACCTGATACTGATTTAACATTAACTGATTTTCCTGATTCAATAATTGATGTACTTGCAGGTATTAACTTGTATCAGTCATTAAAAAATGATGAAGGTAGAATTGCAAAAATGACAACTGAACAGAATATGCAGTACTTTGAATTTTTAAAAGTAAAGCAAGGTAAGACTATTGTGGATCAAGCTACACTAGACACAGCAAAAGAATCTGTAGAGTTATTAAGAAAGCATCCAATTGTGAGTGAGTTAATGCAACTTAATGGTGATATAGATGAGAATGTTAAAATCTTTAATGAAGAAGGTGTACAGATAAAATCAAGTAAGTATAAATTTGGTTTTAAAGGTATCTTAGATAATGTAGTCATGGACTATAATACTAAGACTTTATTTATTAATGACTTAAAAACAACTGGTAAACCTATTCAGGATTTTCCAGACTCAGTGCAATATTACAAATATTGGATACAGGCCGTCATGTATAAACAGTTGAGTTTGGGTAAATATCTTAAAGGTTTACCTGATATATCTGAATGGAAAATTGTTATTACTTTTATTGTGATTGATAAAGTTAATTTAATTTATCCTTTTCAAGTATCAACAGAAACATTAAAGGTGTGGGAAGAAGATTTTAAAGAGATATTGACAGTTATAGACTATCATTATACTAATAAGGATTTTACTCTTCCATATCAATTAGCAACCGGTAATGTAAAACTATAACAATTATGAGTATTAGTGCGCTTTATAAAAATTACTTTCAAAAATCCAAGATATTTGTATATCCACTCTTGGGCATTAAAAAAGGTTTAAGTGTCACTCCAGTTCAAACATATTTTGGCTGGAATGATTATGTAAAACCTGAGGATATGAAACTAGTAGCAGTATTTCATGAAAGAACAGATCAAGATTATCTGAATTTTGAGAAAAACATATTACTAAAACACAATAGACTAAGTGATTATATTAAACTGAATGATACTGAGGTATTATATACATTTGATTTTTCTGACATAAAAGATGATTGGATGCATTTAATCAATGGTAGATACAGTAAGATGAGTCCAACAGTTAAGCGCAGAATAAGAGATCATTTTGATAAGAATGGTAGCAATTTTATGTATATGGATAGTTTTTTATTTCCTGAAAGGTATTTTAATATTTATTCTGAATTACTTGGTATATCAGAAGAGGTGTTAAAAGAAGTAGGAGAATTATGTACTATACCAGATATGGAAAAAGAAATATTAATAGTAAACATAGAAGAGTTACAAAAATTAAATAAAGATTTAAAATAAGAATTATGACAGGAGAAAACACAATGACATTAATTAGTTCAGAATGGAATGGCCACAGTACATTTAGAATGATACCAGTATCTAATGATTCACCCTATGTAGAGTGTATCTATGATTTGACATCAGGATTATTTGTTATCATAGGTAAAGTAACTAAAACTACATTACACATGTTACCAAAACTAGATGAAAATGGAGACCCTACTGCTACTAAAGCATTGAGACCTAATGGTAGAAATGTAAAAGAAGAAAGAGTGTCAAGTGAAACATTTCAAGAGTACTACTTAGATAACAAGTTAGATATTAAAAATCTAATTAACTATATAGGTATTAATGCTAAAGAGTTTGACTTTCAGACTACATTAGCTAAAGCAGTACAACCTGCAAAATAATTAAATAATTCACAGAGTGTCATTACTGATGCTCTGTGTTTTTAACTAAATAGGGGAAACAGCTTAACTGAATAATAAATATGGGGGAAATAGCTAAGACCCACTGGGTTATGGATTATGAAACTATGATTAACTGTTTCATAGCATGCTTTGAAAGTGTTAAATCAGATGAAAGACATGTATTTGTTGTACATGATTTACAAAATGATTTTGATGATTACATTCAATTTATTAAAAGGAATATATTACATGATGAATGGCATGTATCTTATAATGGATTAGGATTTGACGGTCAGATAACTGAATATATAATTCAGAATGCTGAGAGTCTATCTTTTATGTCAGGTAGTGAGATTGCAGAATGGATTTACAGTAAAGCACAACATGTAATCAATAAGCAAAACAGTGGAGAATTTCTAGATTTTTATGAAAAGACTATGAGTGTTAAGCAAGTAGATGTCTTTAAGTTAAATCATTGGGATAATCCTGCTAAAAGAAGCTCACTAAAGTGGATTCAGTATAGT